ACGTTTATCCAAAAGTTTTTGAAAAATAATATGACAAAATTTTTGTATAATCAAAATATTGACCTATTTTTGGCTCCATTCTATCACTTGATTTCAAAAGAGATTGAGTACACGAACAAAAAATAATAACTATATGGGAAATGAGACTTTAAACAAACTCAAAGAGGTTAATGCTGAGAAGTATGAGGTTACCTTTGAGATGAAGTTAAACGGGAAAGTCCTCCATGAGAGGAAGGTTGAGGTGCCCGAGTATGCTAATGAGATACTACAAGGCGAGGAGACTAATTTTTACTACTTCTTCAAGGAGATAGCTAATAAGTTCGAAGATAAAATCAACGAGCTTCACAAAGAAAAAATCTGGAAAGACAGAGAGAAGGAGGGCAGGTAACAGTTAGCCTACTAGTTCAGCCTAATTAGGCACATTATACTATATTATGGAAAAAAGGAATAATCAAGGGAGCGATTATTCCGTCTTTTTTGACGAAGAGAACAATGACCCATTTGATATTAGCTATCAAAATAGGTTCTTAAAAATATTTTTCTCAGACAAGACGGGATTTGGAGAAAGTCTGATAGACATACTTGATGTAAATCACTTTGATTTATATCAGAAGATGTTAATCAATTATGCGCTTAAGTATTTCGCCGACTATAAGGATATACCTAGGTTTGAAATACTAAAGGATATCATTAGGCAGAAGGAGAAAGGGTTGAATCAAGACTATTTGCTTGATTTAGTATCTAAAGTAGAGGGTACGGTCGTGGAGAATATTCCAGGATTCAAAGATGGAGTCAGAGAGTTCTTTAAGTCAAAAAGTATAAAAAATTGTATCAAGGAGCTGGTTACCGATTGGAAAAACCACTCATACGATGCAATGATTAAACGCCTATCAGAGGCCATAAAGGCTGGGGAGGTTAGAGACTATGGTCACGACTACATAACAGACATAGAGAAACGGCTAAACAAGGACTTTAGGAACCCCGTCCCTGCATTGGCCATCTTAGATAAGTACATTGGCGGTGGATTAGCCGCGGGCGAGTTAGGCGTCGTCCTGGCGCCTCCTGGTGGCGGTAAGTCCATGATGCTGGTTGCGTTAGCTTGCTACGCTCTACTCTCTGGAAAAAAGATAGTCTACTATACGCTAGAGCTTTCAGAGGAGGCCGTAGGGCAGAGGTTTGATGCATGCTTGAATGATATAAAACTTAAGGAGGTTTGGGACTTCCCAGATATTATTGAGGAGAAGCTTGCAGAAATAAAGTCAAATAATGGCTCTCTGAAAATTAAGAAATTTGGCATGGGCCAAGCTTCGGTAAATACACTGCTTACCCACATTAGACACCTAGAGTCTAATGAAGGCTTTGTTCCAGATGAAATCTTGATTGACTACGCCGACTTAATGAAGCCTACGGTGAACTATACAGAGAAGAGGCACACGCTGACTCACATCTATGAGGCACTAAGGGGAGACATGGCGGAAGTACTACATATTCCTATATGGACAGCTTCTCAAACAAGTAAAGCGGGTTTCAACGTGGAAAAATTTGGTCTTGATGTATTTGGAGAGGCTACAATTGGTAAAGCGGCCACCGCGGATGTGGTTATAGGTGTCGCCAGGCCAGAGGAATTTAAGACTCAAAAATTACCAATGGCTAACATCTCAATACTGAAAAATAGAAACGGCCAGGACGGCATTCACTTCTCTGCAATATTTGACACGAGCAGGGTAAAAGTAATCATTATTGAGGCCGAGCCTTCACTCGTCATACAAAAAGATGACAAGAGGTCAAAAAAGAGAAGTGAACCTAAAGAGGAGGTTGATGAAAACGACATAAGCTCCATATTATTAGGGGATTAAAAAATATTATTTTTTTATTTTGACATTATATGGTCTTTTGTTAATTTGCTAGTTATTTATCTTTACCTTAAAAAAACAACATGGAAAAACAAAAAAAAATACTAGAGGAAAACCCAAATCGTTTTGTGTTATTCCCTCTCGAGCACCCAGACATTTGGGAGTTCTACAAAACTCATCAGGCGGCTTTTTGGACAGCTGAGGAGTTAGACCTTTCAGAAGATGAAAGGCATTGGGAGAGTCTATCTGACAATGAAAAATTCTTCCTAAAGCACATTCTTTCGTTCTTTGCCGCTTCTGATGGCATCGTAAACGAAAACCTGGCCCAGAACTTCATGAATGAGGTTCAATACCCAGAAGCTCGTTGCTTCTACGGCTTCCAGATTATGATGGAAAACATTCACAGTGAAGTATACTCTCTCCTTATAGAGACTTACATCAAGAAAGAGGTAGAGAAGATGGAGTGCTTTAGGGCCTTAGACCATCTACCTGCAGTGAAGAAGAAAGCTCAGTGGGCGCTAGATTGGATTAAGAACGGCTCGTTTGAGGAGAGACTGATTGCGTTTGCCGCCGTAGAGGGTATATTCTTCTCGGGTTCCTTCTGTTCTATATTCTGGTTAAAAAACAGGGGCATCATGCCAGGATTGTGCGATGCCAACGCGCTTATTTTCAAGGACGAAAATCTGCATTGCGACTTCGCCATTCACCTATTAAATAACCACGCACCAAACAGGCCATCAGATAAGAGGATTAAGGAGATTGTATTGTCTGCGCTAGAAATTGAGAAAGAGTTTATTACAGAATCACTGCCTGTTTCGTTAATAGGCATGAACTCTAACCTTATGAAGCAATACTTGGAGTTTGTAACAGACCAGTTGTTGATAAAGATGCAGTGCAAGAAAGTTTTCAATGTAGAGCAGCCATTCAAGTTCATGGAGCAGATTGCCATTGAGACAAAAGGTAACTTTTTCGAGGGAAGGACATTGGAGTATCAAAAGGCTAAGACAAATAGCGGAATAAGTTTCGACGTAGAATTTTAAATATATATAAAAACATGGCATTAGTAATTCAAAAGAGAGACGGGTCTCAAGTATCATTCAACCCGACCAAGATTTTAAACAGGATAAAAAAAGCATCTAAGGGGCTAACGGTAAGTCCTGATGATATATTTATAAAAGTAATTACCGCAGTACCAACAGACGACGTAATAAAAACAACGGAGTTAGATAAATTAATTGCCGAGATAGCAGAATCATACACCACAAGCCATCATGATTACAGCAGGCTTGCGGCCAACGTATCTATATCATCTTACCAAAAAGAAACACACGAAAGCTTCTACGAGGCTATGAAGGAGTTGTACGAAGATGGAGTAGTAAATGAGAAGCTGATTAACATTATAGAAAAGTACGGCCCAGAAAAAATAGAGGCGGCAATTAACCTAGAGCGTGATTATTCATTTGACTACTTTGCTTGGCGCTCGCTAGTGGAGATGTACCTACTTAAGAACTCTTCAGGTGTTGCCAAAGAGAGGCCTCAACACATGTACATGAGGGTTGCCCTGTGGGTAACCAATACACTAGATGAAGCCATTGCGTATTACGAGTCTTTATCTACACAATTAATTTCTCCCGCAACCCCGATATTAATAAACTCGGGCACTAAGATACCACAGTTGGCTAGTTGTGTGCTTCACTACAATAATGAAGATTCGCGTGCTGGATTACTTGACACTCTTAGAGATATTTCTGTGTATTCGTCCGACGCTGCAGGTATTGGTCTTTGCATGAGTAATATTAGGAGTAAGCAGAGTAGGATTAATTCATCTGGCGGTTTCGCTGGTGGATTACTTAAGTATCTAAAGATTGTGAATGAGTCGCTTCGTTTCTTCAATCAACAAGGCAGGAGGCCAGGCGCTGCAGGTATCTACATAGAGCCTTGGCATAAAGACATCTTAGACTTGTTGGACATCAAAAAGAATACAGGTAAGGATGAGCTTAGGGCTAGAGACTTATTCACCGCGCTATGGATTCCCGATAACTTTATGAGAGCTGTTGAGACGGATGGTGATTGGTACTTATTTTGTCCTAATGACATCAAAAAGGCAGGCCTTAAGCCACTTCAGGAAGTTTTTGGAGAAGAGTACGAGGAAGAGTACGATAAGGCCGTAGACTTAGGCCTGGGCGTTAAAATAAAAGCGCAAGAAATTTGGAAAAAGATATATGAGTCGCAGATTGAAACAGGTGTTCCATATATGTTATCTAAGGATAATGTCAACAAAAAATCTAACCATAAGAATATTGGGGTTGTAAAGCAATCTAATTTATGCGCGGAAATCGTTCAATATACCGATGAGACTACTACAGCAATTTGTACTCTATCATCTCTAGTTCTTAAGAACTTTGTACAGTCAGGTGCAACATATGACTTCCAAAAGTTATACACCGAGACCAAGAAGATAGTGGGCGCCCTCAATAAGGTAATTGATATAAACCAATACTCTACCGAGAAGGGTAGGAAAGGCGGCCTTGAGCAAAGAGCTATTGCTATAGGAACTCAGGGTCTGGCCGACGTATTCTACTTGATGGATATGGAGTTTGTATCAGATGAGGCGAGGGATTTAAACAAGAAAATATTCGAGACAATATACTATGCGGCTATAGAGGCAAGTTGCGAACTTTGCGAATCAGGCCAATATGCGCCTTATGAGAAATTTGCGGGCTCTCCATTCTCTGAAGGCCAGTTCCAATTTGACCTTTGGGGTGTTGATAGAAGCTTACTTTCTGGTATGTGGAATTGGGATGAGTTAACAGAGCGAGTTAAGAAGTCGGGTGTTTGCAATAGCTTGATGACCGCGCAAATGCCCGTAGCCAGCTCTGCAAAAATCACTGGCTCTTACGAGATGACCGAACCAGCTCACTCGGCGGTATTTAACAGAAAGGTTATAGGCGGCGAGATTACTATTGTAAATAAGTACCTGATAGAGGATTTCCAAAAAATAGGCTTATGGACAGAAGAGATTAAGAATAAGATTATCAAGAGTGATGGTTCTATACAGAACATAAACTTCAATAACCACTTAGACCCCGAAGAAAAAGGGTATGCGAAGAAGGTTAAGAGGATAGAGTTCTTGCTTAAAAAATATAAGACCATTTGGGAGATTTCACAGAAGGACCTTATTGGTATGGCCGCGGACAGGGCGCCGTTCATAGACCAATCTCAATCTATGAACATATACATGTCAAACCCAACTTTGTCTAAGCTTACTTCTAGTCACTTCTATGCATGGAAGTCAGGGTTGAAGACAATGTCTTATTACATAAGAACCAAGGCGATATCTACTGGAGCAAAACACCTTGCTTTGGATATGTCAGCAACAGAGCCGACGCCAGCAGTACAGACGAGGGTAGAAAAGCCAGTAGAGTCGGAAGTGCTGCCAGAAAGGCCTGCGGACAGTCAATTTGATTGCTTTGGGTGCTCCTCTTAATTTCAAAAACAATAAAAACAAATACGATGAACAAGCCAACAAATGTTGAGTACAAAAAACAGCAAGCTGTTAAGAAGGGCCTGAAAGAGGCCAAGAGAAGAAAACTAGTTTCTGACAAATTAAGGAAGGTAGCTTTCCAGAAGCAGTTAGAAAAACAAAGGAAGAGAGAAAAATTCCTTCAGATGCTAGATGAGGCTAGAGACAAGAGAAGCAACGGAATGTATAACACGCTTTAACCAGCAAAACTACAGGTTTGAAAAAAATCAGACTATTTACTTATAAAGTGTTTTAATGGAACAAGTGCCACAAAATAACATTCAAAGTAAGCAGTCTGCCGTTGTTAATCAAGAGCCTGTAGAGCCTAAAGTTAAGGCTAAGAAGGTTATTTTTGACAAGAGCACGAATCCTTTCACGGTAATATTTACCGAGAGAGGATTTCTTGTTGAAGATACCAGGATGAGCTTTGAAGAGATTAAGAGGGCACTAGACAAGGAATACAACATAACTCTAGAGAGAGGAAGCGGTATCGTGCTGGATGCAATTAAGATGCAGAAGATAATGAAGTACGAAAACCTGTTTAAGAATGAACCTGCTCAGGTCAATAATCAGGCATAATATTGAGGAGTTAGCATCTAGAGAGCTTAGCAAAGTACTCTCAACGAAGCACTTCATAGATAGGGCCTATGACAGACTAGAGTCTTCCGTTTGGACAACTCCTCCATTTACTGATAAGTTTCTACAGGAGAAGATAGGTTTGCTTGACAAGGTAGATTTTTCTACACTAGAGTCTTACGCGGTGAGGATGGGGAAGTACAAACAAGTGTATACTTCTAAAAATCCTGAAAACAAAAAGATTTCATCACCAGACGAAATCTGGCTGGTAATAAGGGAGAATAAGATAGTGAGCATCTTTTTTAGGAACTCTTCTCAAAAAGGCACGCCAGTGGCGGATGTAGATTATGTAGTAGACTACAAAGACATAGAGAGCTACTATTTGACTACTCCTAAGGAGAAAAATGGACATGTCAACGTTAACGTAAAGGCGCTGAATGGATTTAAAAATAAGGCCGCGGAGGCCAATAGGGTACACACATACAAGCTGGATATGCCAACGGTAGAGCTGGGCGGTAAAATGTGGTACATAGATGATAAAAATGATGTAATTATAAACGTAAAAAACTGGAACAAAAAAATACCTATTGACAGTCTAAGTGACACAGACTTAGAAAAGAT